TATGCGCAACATCAATCGCCTTATGACTGGCAAAACCTGTATGTGTATTGATTTTACGTAATTGGAATAACTCGAAGCCTAGCTCGGGATTGAGCGCCTCACCTGTAATGCGGTAAATGTCATGACGACGACCTACGATGACGTTATCATCATAAACTACTAAACCTCTCACTTCATCCGAATTTGGAGGTAACTGAATCGGTAAAGCACTTGGAAAGTAAAACGGTTGGCTATTGTGAGAAATAAAGACGTTATCGTCGTCTTTTTTATCACCTGAGATATACAGGCGGTCTTTATGCACTACAATAAAACGTGGATGTTCAGGAATGACATTCGCATTCATGTAAACATCATCTAATTCATTTAAACAAGGTTCATAGTGAACCGTCATCTCATCATAGTTATAAACTATTTTCCCCTCCGCGTGCTCCTTCGGCAATGGCTCATACCCCTCAGGTGGATTAACCACTTTCAAGGTCACTGCTTCATTGGGACGAGTACCGATAATCTCTAAATATGTGCCTGTTTCTGAAGGATGTTTGCCATATACAAATAAATCTTCACCATCGCAAAAAAAGAATTGACCTTGATAATTCACACTGTCAATTTCTCCTTGCACATCTGCGATTTTCCGACCGTCAGCGTACACTTCGTGATTAGTGGCGCGAATCAACTCATCTTCTTCCGTATATGGACGATACAGATTCACGTGAGTAATTGCGTCGTCTAGTATTAAATCATCATACTTTTTGTAACCATGACGCTTTTCCATCACATCGTTCGTGAGAAACGCCATGTTGCGAAGGTCTGACGCTTCATTATCCTCAATCACAGTTGAACGATTATTTAACCCGCCTGAGAAATCACGAAGCGTAAACTCTAAACGGCGATTAGGAGGGATTTTGGTTGTTTGAACCCAAGCCATTATTCGACCCCCTCGACTCCTTTATCTATGTCATTTAATGAACGACGATTAAAGAAGTAATCATTTTTGACATAGTCAACTGGAATATTATTATCAATCGGCTCGCCTGTCACTGGGTCAATGATTTCAATCTCCCCATTCGATAGGCGTTCTTGAAATTCAGCTAACTTGACCTCAAATTCGTTCATAAATGTTGTAGCTTCATAGTGGCGCTCATCTTGCGAGAATAAACGTGCCACCGAATAGTTAGCCAATAAATGTACGTATTCGCGTGGCAAAAGCCCTACCACATCGTCGTCATGAAGTAAATACGACATATTCTGAAGCTGTGGAATGACTTGAATAATACGGTCAATCGCTTCATTGATAAAGTCAACAATATCTTCTTTACGAAATATCGTTTCGTTAAAGTCGCGTGCGTGTCGTCTGACTTTAGCGACTAATGATTTCAAATCCATCTTGTCACCTACTTATCATCAGTAGATTTCTTGGTTGTTTTCTTCTTCGTAGTTGTTTTCTTAGCTTCTGCTTTTTCTGCTGTTTTCGTAGTTGTCTTTTTCGTCGTTGTTTTTCGTGTCGTTGCTTTCTTAGGTGCTTCTTCTTCCACTTTCGTATTCGTCGTCGTGGCAATGCCTTTTTCTTTTGCATAAGCCTCTAAGAATGAGGACATCATATGACAAAGAGCGTCTAGGCGTCTAATCGCCTCATACATGTAACGCTCCTCTGCGTTTAAGGGTTTTGGAACATTGTGCATATAATCTCTCTCCTTATTTTAAAAAAGGGAGGTGTTTAGCCTCCCTGTTGTTTTAATTATTCACCTGTACCTGATGGTAAGCCTTGAGAACCTACTAGTCCTCTCCAGTCAGATACACCCATTGAGTAACGCATGTAACCGCGGTACTTCGCAACTAAGTCGTCAAAGCTTTCTTCCCACTTGAATTCAGGACGAACTCTCCAGAAGAAGTTTAACTCATGACGGCTACCGTCTTGTAGGAACCAACAAGTGTCACTTCCACCCGCCGCTTCACTTAGGTAGTCCATCACCACAATTTCAAGTCCATAGTTGTTTAAGAACTTGTTTGTGTCGTTTAACTCAGTACCTGCGATTTGGTTAGACTTCAGCAAGCGAATAGCTGTGTCTTCTAGTGCAGGAGGGATGATTAAACGCGTTGCTTTAAACTGTACTAAGTTACCCGCTTCATCTAATGTTTCACGCATTAACTGAAGGGCTTTCTTCAAGTTCTCATCGTTTAATTCACCTTCGATTAAGTTAGATACTGTTTTACTAGAGTCTAACAGTGGGTGATTATGTGAGAATAATGGTTCACCATCATAAATTGGTTTTGCTGGGTCAAATCCATCAAGTAATGGACGAACCGCGTCTTTCTCAACTTTCGCACGACCTGAGCGCGCCATTGCTTTAGGCAATTTCTCAATTTGACGGTATTGGTCATCGTCATACATCTCGCGCGTAATCTTGAAACCTTGAGTGAAGGCTTCGTGTACGTACGTTCTGTCAAGACCAGGAGATAGTGTTTTATAAGCCACTGTATCGAATTGTGTCTCACGTTTCTCCCAATCTCCGAACGCACCCATACCCCAGTCGTGTTCCGCCGCTTTATTCGACGTGTGGATATTGTAAATGCGTGTATATTGTTCAGGTAATTCATCGTAAGTTTCAAAGAAAATCTTACGTAAACCTGGCTCTAGTAACTTACCAAAGTTCTCTACATTCGTTAGGTCTGTGTCTGTGTAATGAAATGTATTTTGTGGTGTATTCGGCACTGGTGCGCCTGAATCATGGTGTAATTGTAAATCTAGGATAAAATTCTCCATTTCCCTTAGTCACCTCTTATTTTTTCTTCTTATTACCGTCTCTCCACACCACGTACTCCTCAGGGGAAATACCCATGGCTTTTGCCACCTTCATTTCGGCTGGCGTTAATTGAGGAGTCGTTTGAATATCTTTCATTGGTGGACGGGAGTCAATGACGGTTGATGTGTCCACCTGCGCTTGTTGTTCGCGCTTGATTTCCTCAAGAAGTTCTTGTCTGAGTTGCTCTTTTATTTCATCAATATTTACTTCTGTTGTTACTTCATTGGACTTACCACCACCTTGACGTGACGCCCAAACATGGTACGCAGTTTCAAGGTTATTAATGCCTTCATCTCTTGCGATGTTAAGCACTTCAACTTCATTAAACTCACCATGTTGGTCTTTCAACTCGCGTAATTGAGTTTGTATTAATAAGTCATAATAAGAATCCTCGAGTTGTTTAATGTGTTGCTGAACAGGGTCAGGCACATTAACATTATATGCTTGTAACTGTTGCGCAACTTGTGGATTTTGTTGAATTTGCTCTAAAATCTTCAGTGCTTCTTCAGCCTGTTCTCTCAAGCGTTTAGCTTCTTGCGTTTTGCGCGTGTAATCACTCATACGCATATAGCCATTCTTGAGTTCTTCCAGGGTTACTTCCTGTCCGTCGATTTCGATAGATTCAGGTAGCTTAGGTTCAGGCTCAGGAGTTGGTTCACTTGGTGCTGGTTCTTGGGGTGTCATTTCCGTAGGTTCAGTTGGTGTAGGTTCAGGTGTTTCAGTTGGAGGTGTTTCATTCACCTCAGGTTGTGTTGGTTCAGTTTCCGTTGGCTTTTCCACAACTTCTTGTTGCTCCTGTTGAGCTTCTTGTTGCGCTTTTAGCGCACGGTATTCGTCAAGATTCATTCAAATTCCTCCTTTGGAATCCGCTTCATGGTTGCTCGCTCACGAGTCCACTCCGTCGGTTGTTCCAATTGTTATCGAATCAAACTCGCTAATTGTGGATATTGAGCTAAAAGTAGCTCTAATTCTTCATCAGATAGCTCATCTAAGCTGTCTAAAATATCATCAGGAATCATACCTTCTCCTAATGGTTCTTCGCCCAAGCCCTCCTCAAGTGGCTCGTCTTCATCTAGCATTCCACCTTCAAGTGGTATTGATTCTTCTGCTAGATTACTAGAGTCTGAGGACATTAAGGCACGCTCTGCGTCTGCGTAACCTTCGTTATAGGCTTGTTGTTTTAATTCTAGTCTTTCTTGTTCTCTTTTCGTATCTTCCATGATTATATCATGTTCCTCTTGAAGTTGTAAAATTTTGCTGTTGACATCTTCAATCGCTTTGGTAATATCTTCAATCACATCAAAAGTTTCCTCATCGTTTTGCATAGATTGCTGTGCGAATTCCTCAAGTTGTTGTTGTAGTCCTTCCATTGTCTCAGTTAATTCTGCGATTTGCTGTTCAACGGCTAGTGAACGCTCACCCATACGGCGTAGCATGGATGACCTTACTTCGCTTGGTAGATATTCCACAACGGCTTCACGGTCTACTAATGCTTGACCATCAGGCATTTGTGTTTGTGCTAAACGTATCATCAAGTCTAGCATAGCGCTACGGTTCACAGGCATAGTTGAACCTGCTAGAATCTTAATATCGTATTCGTACGATAATACATCACGTTTAAACTCACGAACATCATATGTGCCATCAGGCTTCACTGTACGTATCCAGCGGTTCTCTGTCCAAAACTGACGCATACGCTCAAACCACATCGTTGCCACACGCCCGAGTGCGTCTTCCATCAGTTTAACTTTTAATCTCGCACGTGCTTGTCCTGCTTCTTGAAGGGCTAGGATTCCTTGTGCCGTATACACACCCGTTTCTGAGTTACCTTTTACGGAGTTAAAGATACCACTGATTTGCTCCATGTCACCTTTATAGGTTTCCACGGCATTAATCACATAGTTAGGCATCGTTGGTGGTTGCTCACGGCGTACTTCTGTACCTGGGTTTTTACGTAAGATAAGCCCTGGACGGTTCGTAATTTGCCCACGTGGAATCCCTGCGTTCTTATCAACTATCCATGGCATGTTTGCCGTTGCTTTCGCATTATCTAAAATAGAGTTATTTAATTCGTTCATGTATTTTTGTGGTGATAATAACTGAGCGACCTCGCCCTCACCCCAGAACTTCCCTGGAATATCGTAATCCTTCATCACGACAAATGGGAAGCGGAACGCGTCTGAACGATATGGTGCAGGTCTATCTGCTAAGACAACCCCTAATTCAGGAGCAAGGGTAATGACCCTCCCATGCGGATATTTCGGTTTAACATTGCCTTCATCATCTTCTTCAAACGAGTCATAGTCTGTTGTCCACACCTCCAAAATCAGCACTTGGTCATCAACACGAGTATCTTTGCTATTTTCATAGACTAGTTCATCATATTGAATATCACCACCCACTAATTCATCCGCACGATGTGGAAATTGTTGTTTTAAGCGATAAACGTTCTTGTACGACGCATAAATAATATATTCAGCGTCATCCACACTAGTCGCCAGTGGGTCAGGAAAAACGTTAAACGCATTCACAGGAATTGCTGTGATTTGTTTCTTGTGATTATCCCATGCGATAAACCAAACCACATTTCCTATAACTAACGTGCTAATTAGTTCACGATAGAGTTTGTTACTCATGGAATCTCTGTCCCACTCGTAGTCAAACGCCTCCTGTATGTCATTGGCAAACTGCATACCTTCAGGCTGACGAGGAAGTGCTTGGAATTTCGGGTCATTATCTAGCATGATGGGACGTATTGTTTCCACAATCGAGAAAATGTAGTTCGTCACTAAGTCTGATTTATACTCAGGGATGTTTTTATTTTTGAAATACTCACCATGATATGCGTCCCAGTACATTTTCCATCGCTTCGTGTACGGGGCTTTCGCGACCATGGCTTCTTTAAAGCGAAAGTTCCAATAACTAGCCAATTGGGCTTCGTCATAGGATTTTTTCGAGTTTTTTGCTTGCGTCGCCATTCTTTAGCCTCCTAAATGCTATATTCATAGTCAGTTTCCCCTTCAAAATCAGGGTCAATGACGTCGTGAATCTGTTTGTGCCCTTGTCGTTCGTCAATAGGAATCTCAGGCACGTAATATTCGCCTTTACCCTCTAGTAATAATTGTAACATAATAGCTAGAGCCATGACAGTGTCATCATGACACCCAGGTTGGGCATTGGTTTTGCCATTGTCCTCAATAATGTACGTATACATCTCGCTAATCGCTAAGTCATCATAGATTCCTAGATAATGTTCACGTACGAACTCGGCTAATTTATCAATCATCAGCGGTTTGGTACGAGCCGATGTCGTCCAACCCAGTTTCTTAGTCATTGTGTCTGAGATTTTGTCAAAGGTTTTCGAGAAATACAAGTTCCAGTATTCTTCGCGTTTTAAAGTCGACAGTGTCGTTAAGCCGTGGTTGTTGTTTTCCACGCCAATGTACGCTTGATTATAGTATTTGCCGAGTTTAACCAACTCTTTACCGAATAAGTCAGGGTCAATATGCCCGTGCCAGCGCGCAACGACGTCAAAGCTCTCGCTATCGCCCACATA